TGGGCAAGACCGAACTCTACAACCGCATCATCGCTATGGAAGCCTCTGTCTATCTCGGCAACATTGAAAAGGGAACTGTTAGAGATCACGAGTGGCAAAAGATAGCTCAGACAATCAGGCAGACAAAGCACGAGCTGGCAATCCATGACAAGTCAGGGCAGACCATCCAGCAAATTAGGGCACTAGCCAACAGCGTGAAGTCAGATGGCAAGCTCAGGGCGATTGTCGTTGACTACCTTGGCTTGATTCAGGATACAGAAAAGGGCCGAAAGCGTTATGAGATGATTACCGACATCTCTATCGGACTCAAGAACCTTGCCAGAGATCTAGAGGTTCCTGTTGTTGCCCTAGCCCAGCTCAATCGAGGACCAGAGCAACGAAAGAACTCAGAGCCAGACATGGCAGACCTCAGAGATTCAGGTGGCATTGAGCAGGATGCCGATGTTGTTATCTTGCTGCACCGAGAGCAACTTGAGGGTGACCAAGACTGGGAGCGTTCACAGATGATTCTCCATGTTGCAAAGAACCGACATGGCACCACAAATAAAGCGTGGCTCAAGTTCGAGGGTCACCATGCCAGAGTTGTCGAAGGCTAAGATTATGGCGTGGATGACAATGTGGCACTGTGTTGCCGATGTGGAGCAACTTGGAAGGTCAACACGCATAAGCGAAAGAGGAAAGACCTTAAGTGCCAGTCCTGCCGGATGCACCGAGCCTTGGTCATCAAGTACGGCTCTGAAAAGTGCATCCCTTGGCAAGGCGAGTTTGACAAAGAAACCCTTACTGTGCCAATCTTTGATGGCCTACCAGTCCTACCAGGCATTAGATCCTGTGGCCACACAGACTGCACCAACCCCAATCATGTCTTAGGTGACCACTAGAGTAAACAAAACAACAAGAGATAAGGAAAAAAGAGATGGCAAGTATCAAAGTAAAGGGCACTGTTAGCCGAGTATTTTACGAAGGCAAAGGGCTAGAGGTATCAGAGCAGTTTCAGACCAAGTCTGGCGAGTCAATCACTAAGCGATACACAGTCTGGCTAAAGCAAGCTGGAACCTACGATGTTGGCGATGAGCTACAGGTTGAGGGTCTTTATTCAGCCGAGATTGACAACTGGACCAACAAAGAGGGCGAGGCAAAGCAGTCCATCAAGGTGAGCATCAACAACCCTTACATCACCCCTGCTGACCCAGCTCAGTTGGTCAAGTCATTGTTTGAGCCAACCCACGAGCCAACACCCTTTTGAAAAATCTCCGATGGCTAGTCCCAGCCCTCACCGCTGGTGTTCTTGTAAACCTATCCTTGAATACCACTAGCGTTCTTGGGGGTCTGGGGCTAGCCTTCGGTCTTATCTACGCCATCGCTGCCATAATGGGAGCATGGGACTTGTATGGCGGAAATAAGCCTTAGTGTTATCGGCGATCCTGCCAGTCAAGGCAGTCACGCCATCATGCAGGGTCGGATAGTCCAAGTCAATAGCAAGAAACACAAGGCTTGGCGAACTGCCATAACCCAAACAGCCCTAGCAACCCTGCCAGCCGACTGGCAACCCATTGACGAGCCATGTGAGCTTATTGTCAACTTTTATATGCCAAAGCCAGCGTCAGTAAAACGCTCATTGCCTACTGTCAGCCCAGACCTAGACAAGCTCATTAGGGCAGTAGGGGACAGCCTGACCGATTCAGGGGTGGTTCTCGATGACAGCCGGATTGTCAGGATTTCAGCTAGGAAGCTCTACGCCATAGGCATTGAGCCTGGTGCCACAATCCTTGTAAAAACGCTGGAATAGCGACACGCCGAAAAAGGCAAAAAAACACAAAAAATTGCCGAAAAAAGCAAAAAAGGTGCTACTGTTGTCTTATGACCCAAGGGGGGTCAAAGAAGGAGTACCAAAGTGAACAACATTCAAGACATCATGTCAACAGCAAAAGTTTCACAGACAGACGCACTAGAGCTTAGAGAAGTCATCATGAATGAGGACTTACTTGATTGGTCAGAATGCACCACAGCTCAGTTCAAAAAGGCAATCAAGTTAGCTCAGTCTTTTATCGCTAATGGCAAGAGCTGGGAGTTCACAGCATGAAGGGTTGGTTGCTAACAGTCAGCATCTTTCTGTCATTTGGCATGACACTTGCCATTCAGGAATACAGCGTGACACTCGGTTATCTAATTGGCTGTGTGCTACTTGCAATTCACTTCCTAGTCATCGCACTTTGGTTCACTCGCAAGGGTGCCAGATGAATAAGAAACATCTCGCACAAGTCCTAGAGGAAGCAAGGCTCTGGACTAACGCTGAGTACGAGGCTAAAGGGGGCAACCCTGAAACAGACAAGTACCACATCCAGAAACAACTTGCCCGACTTACCCTGCTACAACACATCGCCGACACCTACATAGAACAGAGAGAAAATGGCCAACTATAACCCTGAACCAATCGAGTTTGCAGTCATGGACTACAACCCGAACCAATACAACTTTGGTGTGGCTAAGTCTGACGGCATCTACATGGGCCGAAAACTTATGAAGGATGAAGTCCTAAGACTTATCAAGGCTGCCTATCCTCAGCCAACAAAAGCAATCACAATCATCATTGACCTAATCGAAGGGGTGCCAGTTGATACAAATAGCAGTTTCTCAGATTCCAGCAGATAAGCTCGCTGCCTACATCAAGGGTAGGAGAGATGAGCAGAAGGCAGTTGAGTCGCTTATCCAAGCGATGCAGATTGACCGGACACTTGACATTGCAACCGGACACATGATCATGGGCTACCTAGCAACTATTGACAGAAGGCCGAAGGTGGAAGCATGAGCGAGCTACAGGACATCATCGCAACCAGCTCCATCAAAGCTTTCAATCATGGAGTCAAACACGAGCGTGAGCACATCATTAGGTTGCTGGCAGAAACAAAAGACCAGACCCTTTGCACCTGTCATGGCTGTGAGGAATGGATGAACGCCCTTGACTTTGTAATCGCCAGAATCGAGAACAAGATTCATGACTGACACCGAATACACATCAGGATTCAATAACGGCAAACGCTACGAGCGTGAGGCCATTCTTGAATACATCGCTTATCACCCAGAGGCTACAGCCGAGGACATTGCTGCCGAGATAGAAGGCAGATACAACTCTGACATGAGAGCTAACTTGGCAGGTGCCAAATGGGACTAAGCATCGAGGAGCTAGAGCTCAGGTTAGATCTACTTAGCATCCAGCTTGCCGAGCTTGCCAAGATAGTCAATGAGATTGAGGAACAGGCAAATCAGATTGAGGATGGTCATGTTTAGAGCCTCAATGCGAAAGTGGGCCAAGCGAAAGCTCAAAGACATCTACTACCGAGGTTATGCTGCCGGATACCAAGCAGGAAACTATGACGGCATCGAATACTTTGCTGACCGAGTAATCCTAGAGCTGAGAGATGATGCAGTCCTAAGCATGACGGCTGACCTGGATACCTTGGAACGCTTTGTAGAAATCCTTGAGGCGGTGAGGGACAATGGCAAAACACAGGATGACTAGACACAAGACAAACTGGACTTTCCTACTACGCTGGTACAAGTACCGAATCGAGTTTTACCTTGGCAGATTAGTCAAGGCTTACATCTCACGAGGCAGACACTAAGGGGGCAGAAATGCTTGAAGGGCTTACACCACCAAAGAAACAGCCAGCTTGTAAAGTTAGGACTGTGATTGAATCGCTAGAAACAAAAGACCAAGAAATACTAAAAGAGGCACTTGCCAATCCAGAGTGGCCACACTCGACATTGACACATGAGCTAAACAAGCGAGGCATCACTATCAGCGAGCAACCGGTTCGCACTCACAGAATCGGAAGGTGCAGCTGTGTTAGAAAATCTTGAGCCAACCCCAAGGATTACGGCCCCAAAGGATTGGCGACCTGCTGTTGAGTTTGACGGTACCAACGGACAGGCTACAACCCCACCGACAACCGGCGACCAGCCAGACTTCACCCAGTTTCTAATAGACCAAGGCTTTGACCCTGAGAGAGTAGAGATCTATGGCCCTGTTAGAACTTCACGCTGGCAACAGCGAGAGGGTGGGGACTGGCTGG